CTCAGCCCTATCGCTTTGCAGGTCGGACACAATATCAGCGACAATCGCAGCAAGCTCGCGCGGCGGGTGTTCGTCGCTTTCGTACCAAGGTCGGACTGGTTCAATGGCTTTGGCCACATCATCCGCCACGGGAGCCTGCTGCTGCATCGCTGCGAGGGCTGCGCGTGCCTTCATCGTCCGTCGAAACCCATCGACGTACTCGCTCGCTTCTTCATGACCGGGGAATATCTTAGGGGGTTGGCCGTCCACGGTGGCGGTGTATTCGGCTTCGCCATCAACCAGCTTAGTCAATGTGATGCTGTACCCAACGCTCGCAGCTTCAATCGCATCGGCCACCCGCTCCACAACGTCATCAGGCTGCGCGGGAGTGTCGTCCAGTTCATAGGTGATGCCATCACGCGGGCCATCAGGGCCATTCGGATGCGAATACGCTACGGCGTCCGCCAGCGTGTACCGGCCAGCCTCTGCCTTGCAGAGCGTGTATCCTGCGGCGTTGGGGCGGTAGTACGCACCGCCCTTGCGGATCAGGTATTGCGGCTCATCAGGCTGCGCGGTGCTTGCGGTTGGCTGGGCCTGTAGTGCTGCGCGGGCACGGCAAGGAAGACACTGGGCCACGCCAGCCTTTCGATAAAAGGCTCCACATGTGCAGCCCCCTCCCGCAATCTCTTCCGTGATGCTACGCAGGGCCACCACATCACCACCCACAGCAACAGGTGCAGGCGCTGGGGTGCGTAGTGCGGCTAGGATGCGGTCCTCGTTGAAAAGGAAGGTGCCTACGAGTACGCCGGTATAGCGGTTCTGCTTGGGGCCCCCGCTATAATAACGAATGTCGTCCTGCTCTTTCTTGTAATCAGCAATCAGCGCCTCAAGCTCCAGCGCAATCGTCTGGTTCTGGTCAGTCATTGTTGACCTCCCGACCGTAAGAGCCTTCTTCGTAGCCATCGCACCAATCGTCGTAATAGATGGTGCCCCGCTGGCGGTTGTTGGTAGAGCGTGGTTTCCCTGCCTTTGCGGCCTTATTGCCTGCCTGCCATGCTTGATTGCGGCGATAGTCAGATACCATTGTCTTTTTCCTTGGAAATGAGGGCGCGGACAGCGAGGCCGAGAGGGGTGAGGCTGGAGGGACTGATGTAGTCATTCAGCAGGCCAAGGCGGCGCAGGCGCAGTAGGACGCGCTTATCGCCGCGAATGAAAAACCTGCGCCACCGTTCGTTGTAAAGTGTTTGGCCAGTCAGCACTCGCCTTTGCGCCTCACTCAGCCCAGCAGCGATCTGGTCAGGAGTCTGCGAACTGCCTTTGGGCAAACCCTGCGGGCCGGGCTGGGTCATGCCGCAATCCTCCGACGACGGCACTCAATCGAACGCTCGATATTAGTGACCGTCTGCCAGGCCAGAAACTCGGCGTCGGGCATGATGAAGCCGAAGTGTTCTTCGACGGCGTGCGCGATCGACAGCCGGTCGACCTCGCATACCTGCAGATCGGCGACAAGATCCGCGTCTGGTGCGATCTTGCTACGAAGATGCACGCGGACATACGGCGCGATGAGGGGGATGAGGTTCATTGCCCCCCCATGTCGTCATCAAAGCCGTTAGGCTGGGCGGGCGCAAACGACGAGCGACGCGCATCGACGGCAGCCAGACATTCCGCGTGCAGTTCGGGACGGGCATCCATCAACTTGGCGAGGCGCGCGTCGTGCTTCGCAATGAGGGTATCGAGCGCGCTGTCATCCGCGGCGATACCGACGGCGCCGATGTACTGATCGGCCCATTTGCGCGCGGCATCTTCCTTGGGTCCGTCGATCAAGGGATAAACCTTGATCCCGGCTTTCTTGCCTTTGGTCTTCATGACCACGACGACCGTTTCTTTGTCGATGTGGCTCATGTGGCTGATGCGAATACCGCCCACGTTGAGCCCGCCGAAAGTCACGCTATCGTCGCGATAGATCGTCATCGACCGGCCCACGTAATCGGCACCATTACGGCCCCACACGGCCAGCAGGACGCGCCGCATGGTCTTGCAGGGCTTGAACGGCTTGTTGTTGTCGCCCTCGAAGTAGATGGAAACCGGCTGATCGCCGTCGTTGCCGGTCACGCGTCGGATGGTGATGGTGCGGGGTGCGCCGATCAGATCGTCGGCGTTAAGCTGGTCGGACTTCGCTTCAACGAAATGCGACATATCTACCATATCGTTCATACGATAATCTCCTCGTATTCCTTGCGTTCTGTCGGGATCAACTTGGGCATGCGCACCAGCGTGGCGCGGTAATCAGCCATCACGCTCTGCACGCGATCCTCGAACGCGGTTGCCGCTGCGATGATGGCTTCCTGCAATTCAGGATCTGGCTCGACGCGCTTCACAAAGACGGGAAGCCCGCCGCAGTAGCTGATGAAGTCGATCCATGGCCGCTCGCTGACCAGCAACGCAGTTTGCAGCTGCAACACGTATTCGTCTGGCACCGCGTCCTGCGCGATGGTCTGGACGTGGTATTTGCCACAGCGCGATTTGCATTCGATCAGGCCGTCATCGCCGACTAATCCGTCGGGGCTGTACCCAATGGTAAAGCCCCAGCGATCGTTCGTGATGAAGCCTGTTTCGACTACCGGCGCATAATGCTCCTGGTAGGCTTCGCGGGCATAGATCTCGTCCTCTTGCCCTCTCAGCATCGCATCCGACACATATTGCGGCTCGACAAACTGAGTGATCCGCTGGAATGCCAGTTCGAAGGCGTGGGCGCGGGTCTTGTCGTTGTTTGCGACCTTGCCGGTGGGCGTGAGAACCAGCTTCATTTCGCTGGCGGTCATCAGCCCGCAGCGCATTTGCAGCCATTCGTCACTGCCTTGCAGCACGTCATTGTGTATTTTGAGAGCCATCAAACCCTCCCAATCAGCCGCCGCCAGAACGGGGCGCGGGGTTTCTCGTCGTGCGCCATCATCCATGCCTTCATCGGCACGGCAGCGCGTTTGCGGGGCGGGGCGTTCAGGAACGCGGGCTCTCCGTCGCGGGTCGCGGGGCGGTTCATATGAACATCTCCGGGCACTGCGCGGCCTTCTCGCGGGCACAGGTCACGGTTCCCTGAGCGATGTTGCCGACAAAGAGGGCAAAGACACCGGCGAGAAAGAGGCCAAGGACAAAGCCTGCGATGTGATGGCGGTCGGTCATGCGAGCCCCCCGAGTTTTGCGAACATGATCCGGTCAATTCCGGTTTCCTGTTCAAGCGCGGCAAAGAATGCCTCAGCGGCTTCCCGTTCTTCCTGTTCTGCCTCACCGAAGTTGGCTGCGATCTGCCCACTGGCAACGCGGTCAAAGTCTCGTTGTGCGAGGGCAGCGCGGGTGGCCAGTTGAAGCAGTGTCGGCTTAACGGGGGGCAGCTTGTCGAAGTAGAAGCCGCGAAGGGCTGGCGCTCCCATCACTTCTCTCCCTCAATGCGAGAGAGAAGGGCTTCATGCATCGCTATGAAGCTACACGCAGGGCACTGTACCAAGTCGCGGAAAGCGTCTCCGGTCATGGGCCCAGTGGCGTAGCAATCGTCTGGCGCGTGGTGATCGCCAATCGCTCGGCGCCCCTCGTGCAGAACAGTGACCAATTCAGGCGCGGCCATCCAGAGGTTTGCCGTAGCGACCATTTCTGCTTCATTGTCGATGCAGGGATAGCCCGCAGAGGCGGTGGCAAAGCGGACTTCACCAAGCATTTTGTCGCCAGCGCCAATCGTGATGGCCGCGTACTCGTAAGTACCGTCCTTTGCGAACTTGCGAGTCTGAATGGCACTGTACGGATGAACCGAATACGGCCCCGGCGTCCAAGGTGTCTTGCTGCTCATATCGTTTCCTCGTCACCAAGTGCGATATCCATGTCCTCGACTGCCTCGCGCAGTTTGCGCAGGGCATCGGCACAGGAAGGATGATCGGTGATTGCAGCGTAGATCAGGTCATAGGCCTGACCTAAACGGCCATCTGCCCACCCGTTGCGCTCGTAGGTTTCGCGATCGCTCATGCCGCCTCCTGTGCAGGCACATAACTGCCAGCAGGACGGGCTTCGGCCTGTTCAGCCTGTGCAACCCGTTCGTGGTGATGCTTGATCTTGATGAAGGCCCGAGCGAACGCCTTGCCGATCTGGTCGGCAGTATCGTCCGTCATGAGGGCTTCAGGGATTTCCCGCGCATTGTCGCAAACGAGGCAGTCGAAGGCATCCAGCGGAATACCAAGCCCGCAGACTGGGCACTCGTTATGCCCGATGCCATCACAATGGCTGCAATCTTCTTCCCGGCGGTCAGGATCGTTACCATGCGCCCAAGGGGTCTTGTCGATTACGCCATGACCTTCGCATTCTTCACATTCGAGAATGCCGCTGTCGCGATACCAGAGGTTCTTTGCCTCGGTGTGTGCACGGGTTGCCATTATGCTGCCTCCCGTTCCGAAGGCTCAGGAGAATAACCCTTGAGCGCCTCTGCCGAGCGAAGTTCGATAAACTGGATGAGCAGGCGGTATTGCTGCCCATTCGGGCTATCGCCGTGGGTTTTCTCAACGGCGCTGCGAAACTCTTCCAGCGAGCCGGAGAAGCAACCGCGATTGACACGAATGGACCCGTCTTTCTGGATAAACCAGCAGAGCGTGCCATTCTCGCTGCCTACGCACGAGAGCCACCCAAGGTGGTCGCGAGCGTAGACCTGCGCATCGCCGTAGACCTGCGCATTGCCGTAGACCCACGCATCGCCGTAGACCTCCGCATTGCCGTAGACCTGCGCATCGCCGTAGACCTCCGCATTGCCGTAGACCTCCGCATTGCCGTAGACCTGCGCATCGCCGTAGACCTCCGCATTGCCGTAGACCTGCGCATCGCCGTAGACCTCCGCATTGCCGTAGACCTGCGCATTGCCGTAGACCCACGCATTGCCGTAGACCTGCGAAAGGTTCTTCTCGGCTTCGATGTATCCGCCAAGATCGCCAGCGGCGACCCCGATTGCTGCCATCGCGACAAGAGCGCGGATGCGAAACAGTGTCCGCCCACCCAGTGTTTTAACGGTGTCGTGTGTGAGAAGCTCGTACTTGCGTTGGGCGTCTGCCATGATTTGCTCCCATCGGTGCGGCAGCTTCTTCGTCTCCTTGTTGGGAGAGATCGGCTGCGTGATGGGTTTAAATTAGGCAGACCTGCCTATGCAGTCAAGCCTAAAATAAGCAATGATGCCTAAATTGCCCTCGCACCCCCGAATCCCACGTGCTATGTGGGGGTGTGGCCCGAGACGGGCTGGGAGGTTTTTATGTTCGGATGGTTTCGACGCCAAACGGTCGCGCGCGAGTTTACTAAAGCGCCGGTACTCACTCCGATTAAAGTAGTGCCCGGCGACGACGTTATCGTGTCACTTCCTGACTATCTCAATTCTGACAGCGCAATCGCTTTGCTTAAGACATTCACGCAGCAGCTCTTTGGTGCTCGCATCCATCTTTTGTGCGGGTTTGGCGATGTTCAGATACAGCGGCGCGATGGCGGCAATCAGCGCGCAGATGGCCACGGTGGTGGTGATCCAGAAGCGCCAGTGGTTGCGCAGGCCTTTGCAAAACCAAGACTTGAACTGCCTGAACCGCGTGCGGAGGGATATGTTCTGGCTATCACCCACGCAACCAGTCGCCGGATCATAGCCGTCGCGGTCCCGCCAAAGGAGCAGGGCGATGCGGTCACGGAAGCTGTCAGGCATACGGGAAATCCTCAAGCGCCTCTACCCCCAGATCGTGTGGATCCGGGGGTGGGGTATTATTATGAAGAACATTGGGTGATCGGTATGGGCCGGCCTATCTATTTGCGAAGGCCGCTAGGTGATCGCCCAGAGTATCCACCCAAGGGTGAAGGTGTCGGGTCCTGGTGAGGCGGCCCATTATGAGTGAGTTGCGATCACGATCTGGTCAGGGATATGCTTGGACTGACGGAGCCGTAGCCAACGGTCTTGATCCTAAAACCGCAAGGGTGGCAGATCAAAAACTCCTCACGCCCCACTTTCTCGTGGTAGGGATGGAGTATCGATTTCTTTCGATCCT